TCAGTGCTACAATGTAATCTCCAATAATAATTGTGCCTAACAAAATTAAAACACCAGTTGTGATTAATAATATTACTATGTCTTTAAAGTTTTTTATCATCTGCATTTAACACCTCCAGCGTTTACGAGCCTGTCTTAATCTTGAATTAGGATCTTTGGCAGCTTTAGGGAATTGTTTCATTTGACCAGCGCTCCTTGCACAATAAGATTTTCTTCTCTTTGCATCTTTGCTTCCCTTTTTTACTTTACCTGTAACAGCTGTTTTTAATTTAGATCCGGGGTTTGCTTTTCTATAAGCTTTAACTCCTTTAGTAGTCATTCCCGCCCCTGATTTAGTAGGGCGGAAATTACCAGATTTAACGGAAGTTTTTATTTCCATATTTAATCGTAATACTTAATCCATTCGCACCAAACCACGTACTCTTGGCCAGCGACACTTGTAGTTGGAATCTCTAGTAAAACATCCCCTGTATATCCTGCAGCTTTTGTGTTTTGAAGTGCTCCGAAACTGGAAAAATCAAAGTTGTTATCATAGTTTAAAGAAAGAAAAGGAACATCTGAGGTAGCGTCCCAAGCCATAGTTGCAGAAGCATTTGCTGCTCCAGCGCCTTGATACCATATTTTGTTTAATGCTACTCGAGTGCAACTATTGCCTCCACTAGGTGTAAGTGTTGAAACATCCACTAAAGTAATAGAACTTGCGTTTCCTCCGTCAGCTAAGACAAAGCATGTGTTAATTAATTTTCGGTCACCTTGAAATTGAATCGCTGGACCTGTTATTGTATTTGCCATTTTATTGTTCTCCTATCATGGTGAGAGAGACATTACTCTCTCTCACAGAGTTTATATATTTATAGATCTACTGCGTCTTGAATAGAGTTATTTTGGATGTACATTACAGTAACTGTAGCAGCGCCTGTAGTACCATCACCGTTAGCACCTGTAAAATCAGCTAGAACTTGTATGTCAGTTGTACCAACATTAGTTGCTTCTGTATCTAAAGTACCGTGTGTAGTTGCTAAAGTTTTCATATCTAAAGCACTAATAAATGCGTCTGCATCAGCTATTGTTCCTACTGAAACAGTTGCTGTACCAGTATCATTATTCACTGTAGTTACATTTACAATAACATCTGTGATTTGTGAGTTTGCTGGAATTACTGCACAAACTTGATTTAAGTGTGATGCACCAATAATATCAACTTTTACTGATTGAGCCATTGATACAAAACCTATATTTGCAATGTTAGTTCCAACAGTTGTTCCTGTTGTATTTCTTATTTGACCAGCTGTTATTGGGCCGGAAAAGTTAGTTGTAGCCATATTAAACCTCCATGGTTGTATAGACCTTTCGATACATAGTCTCTATACCGTCTGACAAGCTCAGTGTATGTATCTAAGTGTTAATGCTTGTAGTTTAAGTTATAGAATAAAAAAAGGGCGCAGTAAAGCGCCCTTTAAAAGATTATTTTTTGTTAGTGTTTACTTATGCACCGGAAGTACCGAAAATACCTCTAGGATCTGAGAAACCAAATGAGTATCTCTCTCTAGCTTTGTATCTTGCGTTACCAGTGTCAAAATCACCTTCCATGTTTGTAGACATAGGTGATCTAACAAAATGCTTAAGACCATTAGGTGCATCAGTTTTAATGAAAAATGCGTTTATGTCAGTTAAGAAGTGATTTACTACATAACCTTCAGGAAGCATTCCCATATTTTTGATTGCATTAATGTCATTATCAGCAGTTCCAGTTCTAAGAGTAGATGCCATTAATCTGTCAGCAGTAAACTGTAATTCTTTTGGAATTATCAATTTTCTACCTTGAGTGGCTATCTTTAACCCACGTTCATCCACATATGCAGCAATATCAATTAATGATTGCTCAAGTGATGTTTCATTAAGATCAGCATCAGTTGCTAATCTATTTGTGAAAGTACCACCAACTGCAAGTGGGTGAGCTGTGTTTATAAGTGAAACACCGTCACCACCTGGATTAGTACCAGCAGCTCCACCAGAAGCAAAAGCTGTGTTTAAAACATCAGCAGCTTTTACTTGCTTTGTGTTTGCCATTGATCTTGCAAGAGCTTTTGTATAACGAGAAGAAAGCTGATCATAAAGATTATCTTCGATTGCTTCCTCTGTTATTGCAAATCCTAATGCAATTGTTTCGTGTGTGTAACGAGAAGTATAAGCTTCAGCCGCTGTATCATATGAGATACCTGCGCCTTCAGATTTAACTGGAGCGGATCCAAAACCTGATAGCATTACTTCTTCTTCGAACGCTCTGTCAGATGACTCTTGATCGAAGATTTCCTTATGCTCTTGCTCGTACCTTTTGTACTCTAGTCCAAACAGTGCGTTTAGACCTGGTTCTAACTCTTTAACGAGTTGACTTCTTGATATAGCCATAGTTTATACCCCGGCCTTTCCACCAGTATAATAGTGAAGGTTTGGTTTTACGATCAAATTACCGTTAACTGCGGATGTATCATTGTTATCAGGATCTTTTGAAAGACCTACAATAATCCATGTTGAGCTAGCGTTAGCTGCGAAAGTATCCACTTCAGCTTTAGATATACCTGATTTTGTACTGCCTGCGGTGTAGTCTGTTTCAGCGTTTTCACCGACATTTGCAGAAGTTACTGTTCCACTTGCTTGTACTAAAAACAATTGGTTTGGATCGTCTATAATGTTTGCAACGATATCGCTTGCGGCAATTCCACCTGGATAATGATTACTAAAACTTGGTTTTTGTGTAGTTGGATCTGTATAGAAACAACCATTAAAAATACCAAGAATAGTATCACCAGCGGAAGAGGCAATGTCGATGTTGCCGTTTGCAACCATTAATACAGGATCCCCTTGAAAGATAGCGGAAGCTTCTCCAGAGGCAATTGTATATTCAGTTTGCCCTTGGTTAGATACGCCGCCACCTACTTTTTGAACGGGTCTAAACCCGAAAGGTGCGTCTATATTTGACATGTTATTACTCCTTTGTAATACGTGTTGTTAGTATTGGTTGTCCACAAATCTGCCGACTTACGACTTGTTTCCTTTACCAAATGTTATATTGGTTCGCCTTTGGGGTTTACTGATCGGCATCCGAGGATCCTCGATTTTCAATAGGTCAGTATCCATAGCCTCTTTTTGGCTATCGGATAAACCTTTATAATAAGCGTTACGTTGTTCAATCAACTCTATTGGCATTCGAGCTAACAGTAACCCACCTACCCCTATCACACCAGCATGTTTACCGTCTTCGATAGTCGGAAGTTCCCAATCAGGATACTCGTCGGCTCGGACTAATTCCCAACCTTCTCGTAATTTACCTGAGATGTTTTTATAATCATCAAATCCTCTGACTGAGTCCCTAATCCATCGATGCTTGTAACCATCCGGAGCTGGGGGTGCGTCTAATGAAGAAGGTCTAGTCCAGCTTTTTTTACGAGCGTCCTTTTCTCTTGTCTCATTAGTTCTTAGCGTTTTATCTACCATATGTTCTCCAATCTATACATATTTTGCGTATTCTTCAAGTGGTACACCTAATTTTTTTGCAATTGATACTTGACTAGGGGTTAACCTTACTTTTCTAGAACCGCTTGTTCTTTGTGATCTAGAAGCTGAAGCCACTACTTGAGGGGCTTTTTCTTTAGCTTCCGGGCTATATTTATGAGGAAATTGATCTTTCATATAGACATTTATTTCTTCATAATATTCGTCGCTTTTTGGGTCTAAGCCTTCTTTCAAAAGCTTTTTGTGATAAGCTAAAGCAGTAAAAGTCATGGCTTCGTCTTTTCCAAACCATTTATTTTCTTCGGCCCATTCTTGTGCTCTAGGATCAGCTTGTCTTTGAACAGTTTGTTGAGGTTGCGCTTGTTGTCCTCTCAAACTTTCTTGGTGCTTTTCCATTACTTCTCTTTGTTGTCTAGAAGCTAAAGCTCTTTCTTCTTCTATAGCAAGTCTTGTCAAAGCTCTTTGAGCATCTACCTCAGCATTTACATCATTAGAATATCTTGCATCAGTTAATGCTTTTTTACTTTGCTCTATTTGAGACTTAACTCTATTTTCGTACTCTGAGATATAGTTTTGATCAAGAGTCTTAATTTTATTCTCTAGTTCTTCAGCTTTATGTTTGGCTGTCTCAGCAAATCTCAGTGCTTCTGTTTCTCTTTGTTCAGTTTTTTCCACTCTATCCAAAAGTCTTTTAATTCTTCTTTGGACATTTTTTGAGTATTTATCTAAACCATCATCTTTATTTTCTTCTTCTGAAGAATTTTCATCAGAAACTAATTCTAATTCTACTTTTGTTTCTTCAGTAGAATCTCCAGCGGAATCTTCTTGTTTCTCTTTAAGTTCAACTTCTTGACCTTCTCCAGTAGTGTCAATGTCTACCATTTTTTCTTCGACCATTCTTTTCTCCTTAATAAAGGGTTAATACGTCTTCAGGATCTTTTAATTTAGCTAACACTTCATCATCATTAAGAATACGGATTTCTCCACCTTCAATCTTAACTCTTGATCCAGCGTATTTAGCAAAAACTATCCAATCTCCTTTTGCACACCATGGTCCATTTGGAAATTTATCTTTATCTCCGTAAGCGTCTGGTCCCATGTTTAAAATTAAACCAACATTAGTTGTCAGTTGTTGTTCCTCTACAGCTTTACCTGTTAAGACTATGCCGCCTTTAGTTTTTTCACTACCTCTATAAGGTAGAATTACTATTCTCCATCCTGTTGCTTGAGGAACTTTTTCTAAAGCAGGGGTTTTATTCTCTTCTTTCTGTTTTAACTTTATTCCTTTTGGTAAAATTAATTTACTCATCATTTACTGCTTTCTTGTATAAATCTCGATAATCTAACATGAACCTTTCTAGTGCATGCAGTTGACCGAGTTGATACTTATATTCATCAAAAGATTGTATATTCTGAGTCACAAGAGCTTCTCTTTGTTCTTCAATCTTTTTTTGAATAAGTTGTTTTACTTTGTAATCAAAAAGCTCCATTACTTGTCAGAATTTGTTTTCTTTAATTTATCGAAGGATCTGATTCCCGCCATGCCTAATAAAGAAAGTACGAGAGGCATTAAAACCGCCATGTCAAGAGCAGGTAAGGGTGCATGTTCTACACTGAAAGCTGCAAGTATAAACATAATAAATTGTTTTAATACGTACTCCCACATTATCGCTAACGCACAACTCATCCCGATGAGGGGGCGCCACGACCGCTGCATAATACCACCAATACCTATAGCAGTGGATTTAGAGTCAGCTAAATTAATTTGAGTTTGTGCTTGATTAAGACTTGCTTCAATTTCTTTGAGTTTTATTTTGGCCGCTAATTTTTCTTCTTCTGAAGTATGGACTGAGTCAATTACTTTACCGACTGTCTCTACTAGTGATCCGCCTAATAACTTACTGAGAAGCAATTAATACCCCTAACACAAAGAAAGTGATAGCTATTGCAACATCTCTTTTCTTTATATTAGAAGTAAAGTTTTTAACTTTTGATAGTATTCTCATTAAAATACTCCTTCGAATTTAAGACCTTTAGATGCTATCCCATAACCGCGTTTATGCTTTTTATCCTCAGGCACTGGACCGACTTTCATGATCTTGCCTGGTGGAATAGATTCACCCTGTGAAACAGGGCCCCTTTTTGGGGGTATTGTTTTTGTTAATCGTTTAGTCATTAATGTAAAGTTATACTATTTTGATTTCTTTTCAACCTACTAATTTCATTTTTAATATAGCTGTCTGCAAAATATTCCCCATAAGCATCTACCATTGCTTCTCTACTTATAGTCAACATGACTTGAGCTAATTCTAGTATATCTGTACCTATTTCAGCCTGTTCTTGCATGTAATACCTAGTTTCACTTATCATTTTTTTGATTCTTTTTTCAGTTTTTTTATCCATACTTATTTTTGATTCTGATAATTCTTATTCATCATGTCATTTTTTTTATTAGCATTTTGAGTAGTCATTTTATCGTACTGAACTTCAGCCCTCTTATCTGCAATGTCATAATCTTTTTGTAGTCTTGCTTGATCAATAGCAGTTCTTTGTCTAAGTCTTTCAGCATCTAACTGTATTCTTGCTTGATCTCTTTGAACATCACTTTGATCTTTTTGTGCGTCTTGCTGTAATTCTTGTTGTTTCAATTGTATTGCTGGATCAGGCTGTCCTCCTCCTGATAGTTCTTGGGACATTTGTTTTAACTCAGTCATGGACTGTGCCTGTAATTTGGCAATAGCAGCATCCATTTCTTCCTCAGGAAGTTGTCCTTGAGAAATTAAAAAGTCTACTTGCTCTTTTGATTTTAAAGAAACATGTTCTAAAATATGTTTTTGTAATTTCATAGCCATAGGAGGATTACCTAAAATCATTTGATTGGTTCCAAACAATAAATGACTTTGGATATGTGCATCATGATCTTGTCCTTCATAGACCTGCATTAAATTACCATCAAGTAAATCTGCACTTTCAGTTGCTGGGTCTTTAGGTCCTACAGGACTATCTTTTCGTAAAATTTCATCGACATCTTTAATACCTAAAGATTCATACATTCTACGATAAGCTTCTTTCATATTATGTAAGTCAGGAGCACTTTGGGCTAACTGTAATTCAGTCTGAGCTAAGGTAACTCTTTGAGCTGTAGAAAAAATATTTGGATCAGAAACAGGTAAGACATCTAATGAGTCATCAAAATCTTCTGCTTTAATTGTACGATCAGCACCTTGAACAGCGTAAGGATATGATTCAGGTAAGTATTCTCCAAAGACTTTATAAAGTAATTTAAATTCTTTTTTCTGTGAATAATAAGAACGCTTGTGAATAGCTGACATAATTTTAGATCCACGTTCCAGTAAAGCAACTGTAGTTCCTACTGGAGCATTTTGATTTCCCTCTCCTACTTGCATATCTGCAATAGCGGCGAATCTTTGGCCAGCCTGAACTATAAAACCTAATAAGCTATAAAGAGTTTGAGAAGGCTCCTTATACGGAAGAGGTATTAAAGCATTTCTTAAATCACCATTAGGAGCATCTATATCTCTAAACTCACCTGGTTGTAAAGGCTCTGCATCATCTCTAATTTTAATTCCACGAGCTTTAAAGCCAGCAGGTAGGTTAGCTAATGTTCCTGCATCAATGAGTTGTCTAAGAATATCTGTAGCAGTTCTTGATAAACCACCAATCATATGAATTAAACCAAAACCATAAAAACCAAGACCTGGTAAAAATTTATAATGGACA